GTAAGGCAGGAATGATATCAACAGAATTAGTAAAAGTACCCGTTCCATCTGTAAGGTTACTATGGCGAACAACTACGTTACCACCATGCGTAACATCAATATCTGTAGCCTTGTCAAAACGTAGTCTTATAAATTGATCTGATACTGGTTCAACTAATAATCCTGTAACATCTTGTGGAACTGCTGTCTTACCAACAGCTTCAAAAGTAATATTGGTTGATGTTGCTGATAATCTATTTTGAACATTATATGAGAACACTTGTATCGTATAAGTTCCTTTTCTACTGTTTACTATTTCAAAATCAGGTCTGGATACTTTTTCACTAATAAAATTATCATTACCAAATCTATAATTAACTTGATATTCTGTAACACCAACTATGGGTTGCCAGCTAATAATTATTTTTGATACAGCCTGATTATTAATAGGAAATATTCTTTCAACAGCATTTAAACCAGAGGGAGGTTCAGTAAGTGAATTTAATACAGATATAGTTCTAGCTGGTAATGCTTCGCCATCTTCAATAAACGCATATTTACCTTCGACATAAGATAAAGCTGTAATTGCATAATTTATTCCATCATTCTCTTCTACTGTTATTACTCTAAATAACTGAGATTGTTTAGTAACGTTAGATATAAGAAAAGCTGTGTTTGCATTTGGAACAGAACTAAAAGTAGATTGAGTAGTTTGAGTTCCATCAGTATTATTTTTTACAACGCTATCAACAGTGATATTGGCTCCTGATACATCGGAAATATCTCCTATTTCCATTGTTCCATCAGACATAATAATAGATATTTTTGCATCTCCAACAGGATTACCACTTTCATCTACAGCAAGATCTGTTGCAGCAGTATCATCAACAGTGACAACAGTTGTAGAAGCAGCACTTTTTAATCTGCCACCTCTTCTTACTCCTGCTCTTACAGGATCTTGTATTTCAATAATTGCACCTGGTCTTACTACCGCACCAGCGTCAATAGATGTTGCAAAAGTAACAATCTCAGACTCATTATTTTCAGCGAATACAATAGCTTTTGCTAATCTTCTGGCTTGACCTCTTGAAGTACAAGCAAATGCTTTTACTTTTTTAATAACTGTGCCTATTTTTGCTATCAAATCTGTATCTTCATGCACTTCAAAATCAACTTCTTGACTATCCATGTTGAAATATGAAACAGATACAACACTATGTCTTGTTTTTAAGCTGCTACCAGAATATGAAAAACCTTCTTCAGTTACATTTGAGAGATTAAATAAATAACTTGGATCTCTAGGTTTATCTTGAGTAATAGTTATTGTTCCAGCAGACCATATTGGCATACATCTCATAACACCTGCTAATTCATTTATTAAATCAAACGCTTCTTTAGGACTTTGAATATTTACATTGCAACTAAATCTAGCTTCTTGTCCTCCAGCACCATCATCAACAAGAGTATTAGCAAACTTACTGGCATTTACAAAACTAAAAAGATCAAGAGAACTATCTGTTATATGATCTCCAAATCCGTACCTTGAGGTTGTGAGAAGGTCGAGTAACACCATCGCAGGACATGAACACCATGTAGCTGCTCCCATGACTCCATTAAAAATATATCCATCTGGATATACTATTCTACCTGTTGCACTGTCAACAGTTGGAGTACCAGAACTAGATGCACCTGCTCCTGGAATCCTTACTTTTATTCCTCTAATTCTAAATTTTCTATCAGGAATCGAACTAAACTGCATGGAGTCCAGACGCAAAGCAGTATAAGCACTGTTGTTGTAAGTACGAGATTCTTCAATTATTTCGCTAAAACTTGTCCACTGAAAACTGTCCTGTGTGCTAGTATCGCCAGCATCATCTGTAACTCTACTTACTCTAATATCCACTGGAAATGCTCCAGTTAGCTGCACTCCGTAATCTCTTTGGTACGCATCTCCACTTCTACCCGTAATTGTGTCAAATGTTTCTCCATTACCTCCTATGGCTAAATCAGTAAATCCTCCAGAATTATATTGAACAGCTATTTTTAATTGAACAGAAGTACCCAATAAATCTCCATCGTCAGTTGCTTTTTGTAATTGAGGAAAAGTAATCGTTACTCTTACCTTATCAACATTGGTATTAGTTATTTGTCTCGTTACAGGAACATCCTTAGTTACTGTGACACCAACACTTGTTGTAGATACACTACTATCTATATTTGGTATGGCAGTTTGACTATCAGTACCAAATCTAGGATTGAAGGTTACATTTTGAAAATTTCTATCTACATCTTGAATATCAGTAGAATCTGCTGAAGCTCTTATAACAGGAGTATCGTTTAAAAATACATCTTT